AACGGCATGCAGATCGACTGCCAGCGCGTCGGTGATCGGTGGTTCTATCAGGCGAAGGTGTGATATGACCTGGAGTGAAGAGAAAATAGCCACAACTCTTGCGCGTCAAGTATTCAATAAGAAATGTCTTGTTGTTGTTCCAAATTGCTTATGGACTGGCGATGAATGCGACTTGCTTGCAGTTACCAAAGATCTGCGCGTTATTGATGTCGAGGTAAAAATCAGTCGCAGTGATTATCGAGCCGATGCAAAAAAAGATAAATGGTTTGAGCATTGGACGGGCGCGTGGCATACACCAATGCATCAGCGCGTAAGAACGCCTCGCCAATGGCCTAGGAAAGCATGGAAACATTACTACGCCATGCCAAAGTCTATTTGGAAGCCAGAAATGGCAGATCAACGACCGTCAGCGAATAGCGGGATAATTTTGCTTAATCAAATTGGCAGTCAATTATTCGCCCATGTTGAAGTGCGGGCAAAGCCGTGCAGAGATGCAGAAAAACTCAGCCCATCAGATGCTGTTGATATTGCTAGGTTAGCCAGCCTTCGGATGTGGGATGCATTCGAAAAAGTGCGGGATTTAAAATCATCACTGGCTGCAATGAAAGTCTGATATGCATCGCGGTTATTTGAAACTCTGGAGAAAGGTTGAGGATAGTGGCTTGCTGCAGATCCCGCTCACCTATGCCCTGTTCACCTTCATTTTGTTAAAGGCGACACATAAGCCGCGCAAGATCGGTACGCCTCACGGAGTAGTTGACTTGCAGCGCGGGGAATACATGTCAGGCCGTATCGCGCTTGCCAAGGATTTGAATCAGTCAGAGCAATCCATACGCACAGGGCTAGACAGGTTGCAGAAAATGGAAATTTTAACCATAACTTCAACCAGCCGATATAGCATATATACCATTGTAAACTATAACAATTATCAGGACGACAACCAAGAAGCAACCAACGCAGACCCAACGGACAACCAGCATCTAACCAACGGGCAACCAGCATCCAACCAGCATCCAACCACTAAACAAACACATAAACACAAGAAGAATGAAAAGAATGTAAACACAAAGTCTTTGGTGCGCGCTGCGCGCTTACCCGCCGACTGGGTTTTACCAAAGGATTGGGGAGAATGGGCGCTTACTGAAAAACCTAACTGGAATGCAGACGATGTTCGCAAGATCGCATTCATGTTTAAGAATCACTGGCTATCGACAACAAAGAATGCGGCCAAATTGGACTGGTACATGACTTGGCAAAACTGGATTATGAAAGAGCCAGATATTGTTCATAAGGAAAACGGAGTATCTGCTGCCGTTGCTCCAATAAAGCACAAATGCGGCGTAACCACATGCAACCGAGAGGCGAACTCTAACACCTCATACGGATGGCGCTGTGCAGATCATCTTGGAAGGGAGAAGCCATGATCGACCAAGAAGCCCGCAGCGAGCGTATCGAAATCAAAATGGACTCGCATATCAGCGAAGCTGATGCAATCGCTCAGACGGATGCGGAATTGAAACCAAAGCCGATTAACGTGCTGCAGCACCGAGTCGAAGAACTTGCTGCACGTCAGCACCAGGACAATCTGGACAAAAAGATGAAGCACATGACTCCAGTTGTGCCATACATTGAGCGAGGCGAAAAGTGAGCTTGACCGCAGAGATCCAACAAATACTCGACGCGCGCAACGCGAAGATATATGCCGAATGGCTCGGCAGCAAAGAGATCAGAGGAAAGCAATACAAGGAACTCTCACTTGATTACGATATGTCCATGTCCAGCATCAAGCGCATTCTGATGGAATACCGCATAGACCATAACCTGCCGAATGGGAGGAAACATGCAAAATCCGTATAAATTCGATGAGCCTATTCATGTTGCATTTAGCGGAGGTCGTTCATCTGGTTTTATGCTCAAGAAAATAATCGATGCTGGATTGCCAGAAGGTTCAATAGTTGCTTTTTGTAATACTGGAAAAGAGGAAGAAGCCACATTAGAATTCGTTCGAGATTGCGGATTGAATTGGAACGTCCAGATTGTATGGCTTGAATATATTCCTTATGATTCAGAAGACCCAGACGCTTCACAATTCAAGATTGTTAGTTTTGAAACTGCAAGCCGCGATGGAGAACCATTTGAGGCATTGAATAGGAAATGTAACTATTTACCGAATCCGGTAACTCGCAAATGTTCGTATATGTTAAAAATTAGAACGGCAGCAAAATATTGTAAGTCTATTGGTTTGGATGTTGGGGAAAATGATTCCGTAGTCGGTTTTCGTTATGACGAAATGCGGCGCGTTGTTAAGTTAAAAGACAGAAGAAACGCACCTATGGCAATGGCGAAACATACGAAAAAAGACGTTACGGAATTTTGGGCGCAACAGCCATTTGATTTGAAACTACCGAATTTTAACGGAATAACAAAACACGGCAATTGTGACCTGTGCTTTCTTAAAGGCGCCGGACAAGTTTATTCATTGATTGCAGAAAAACCAGAGCGAGCAATCTGGTGGGCCAAGATGGAAGCATTAGCATTAGCATCAAAACCTGATGGCGCAAAATTCCATAAAGATCGTCCGACATATCAGCAAATGTATGACAACGTAATGATGCAAGGCGATTGGATAGGACATGAAGATGATGAATCAATTTCATGCTTTTGCGGAGATTGATTTATGAATCTTAACGAACAGATATTGCAAAACCTATTAAACGAGCGCGAAATGGCTATAGCCAAGAAGTCGATATCCGAGCGCAACGGCGAGGAAGTGCCAAAGCATTTTGTTGATAGGCTGTCTGCGGTGGAAAATTCTATCAAGAAGGTTAAGGTGGCTATGATTGAAGAAGCCATAAAAAATGCCAAAAATAACGCTTGACCTGTGACAAGTCACAATATAGAATGTCTGCACGGTTGATTAAAACCGGATGAAAAACGGGGAAGCGAAATGTTCAAATCAGGCCAGATTGTAAAGTTCTCAGTTCCACATACTGACGCTGAACGCGATGAGCGTTTTGAAGTTGTTGAAGATCGCGTGGAACGCGTACTGGTGAAGTCTGCTGATGCATGGTGGAAAAAAGGATTGTGCCCTACATTCGCCTATGACGCGTCAGACATGGAAGTTGTCAAATGATCGCCCAAACACAAGCAGAGCGCAAAGCCGCAGAACGCCAGCGCCGTAAAGAGCGCGGAGAAGTATTGGTGCAAGAATGGGTGCATGAATCTGTGGTTGATCGGCTCAAGAAGTATGCGGCGAAGTTGCGCAAGGAATATGCAATTCAGAATTTCAAAAATCAACTGATGAAGTCAAAATGCGCGTCCTGATTGCCTGCTCTTATAGCGAAATTGAGCGAGAAGAGTTCGAGAAGCGCGGGCATGACGCATGGAGTTGCGATCTGCTGCCGAGCGAATCAAATTCCACAAAACATATTCAAGGCGATGTCCGGTCTATCCTGAATGATGGTTGGGACTTGATGATCGCGCACCCTGACTGCACGTATCTCACCAATAGCGCGGCGTGGGCATATGGAGATGGGCCATATCACCAAAACGTCAAACCCGGCACATTGGTCGGCGTGGCAAGACGTTCGGCTCGCGCCGAGGCGCTGGATTTCGTGCGCTTGTTGCTCGATGCGCCAGTGCCGCATATCGCGCTTGAGAACCCCGTAGGTGCTATTGGAACTGCGATACGTCCGGCTACACAGTATATCCAGCCATACGAATACGGTGATGATGCGAGCAAGATCACCGGGCTGTGGTTAAAGAATCTGCCCCCATTGGTTCCGACGGAGCGCGTGCCGGGCCGCATCGTTATGCACAACGGGAAACAAGTCGAGCGATGGGGCAATCAGACCGACAGCGGGCAGAACAAACTTACCCCATCTGCTGATCGCTGGAAAGAAAGAGCGCGCACATATCGCGGCTGGGCGGAAGCGATGGCAGAACAATGGGGTGCATTATGAGAAAACCATCCTCCAAGAAAGAATGTATATGAGCGACAAACGCCATTTCATTTTGCAGCCAGATCCGCACCCAAGCCGAAAGCTTGCTGCTGCTGCCTGCCTGACCATGCCTGATGGATATCACGTCTGGATTGATGAGCCGAAGAAAAAACGCATCCAAGAAGAAAAATATCATGCGATGATCGGAGATATGGCAAAGCAGATTGAGCATGTTGGGCGCAAATGGGATGCCGATGATATGAAGCGTTTATTGATAGACGACTTCGCCGAGGAAATGCGTTTGGCTGGCACGCCATTGCACCATGATGGCAGAGTAACACCAAGTCTTGATGGTCGCAGAATCGTGCAATTGGGTATCCAGAGCCGCGACTTCTACGTGAAAGAGGCGTCAGCATTTATCGAGTATCTGTATGCCCAGGGCGCGCAGTATGGTGTCGTGTGGTCTGAGAGGGTGGAATTTTGAACCTGCAAAAACAACCACGCATGAAAGGAAAAAAGCTGCGCGAATCCGCCAAGGATTGCCCGCATTGCATGAACTGCGGAAAAGTGAACTATGATGGCCAGCAGCTATGCCTAGCGCACTCGAATCGTATCCAGGATGGCAAAGGACGTGGACTGAAATCGCATGACGAGAAAGGCGCAATCGTCTGCAATGACAAGGCCACGCTTGTCCAGATGCTCAACAATCGAGCCCAGTACATGGCCGAGCGCGTGGATGGACTATTCCGAGCCTTGTCTGGAGACCACGTAACAAACCAACCGCAAGCGTTCGGAAAGCGTTTCATCATGGGCTACATGCTGTCGTATGGCCGAGTCAGCTACCAGCGCGCGAACTACATCCATGACCTGCGCTGCGTCATCGGTAAGTTCCTCGGGCGCGATATTCCTCAGTCTCGTAATACGCTGAACGATCTGGACAGCATGAAACGCGATGGCCAGTGGAACGAGTTTGATGGCGGCGCATTCAAGGTGCGCCTGTACCGGAAAGGCACCGCGCACATGGAAGTACACCCAGACATTGCCTGGCAGTTGAACAAGGTGCTGGCGCATCTGAACCCGATGGCAATACCGCCGGAGTTCCGCCAGAAGCCGAAGCGCAAGCCGAAGGAACACAAACTGCATCACGACCTGGTGAGTTTCGAGGTGCTGAAAGACCTTGAGCGCGGCGTTCCCTACAACTCGCGCGAGGCAAAGACGCTCGATTACCAGTACAAGGAGCCTCCGCTTGCTCCGACCATCGCCGTGATGGAGCGCCTGGGCGGGGCGGAAACAAGCAAGGGCATATGGGAATTCTCCTACCTGATCGAGCCTGTTCTGAAAGAGCTATCGCGCTCCGGTCGCATCCCCGAGCAGAAGTCTCACCAGTTCTACCCGACACCAGCAGAGATGGCTGATGTCGCTGTGGAGATGGCCGAGATCGAGCCGAATCATTCCTGTCTGGAGCCGAGTGCCGGGCAAGGCGGACTTGCCGACAAGATGCCAAAGTCAACTACCTGCATCGAAGTTTCTCCGTTGCACTGCGCTGTGTTGAAGGCCAAAGGCTATCAGACGGAATGCGCAGACTTCCTGCAGTGGGGATATGGGCGCACGTTCGACCGTATCGTGATGAATCCACCGTTCAGTGATGGGCGCGGCGTTGATCATGTGAAACATGCCGCCTCGATGCTGTCCATTGGAGGCAAACTGGTGGCGATCCTTCTGGCATCGAACAAAGGCAAGACGCTGGTGGAAGGCATGAAGCACGAATGGTCTGAGGTGTACCGTGACAAGTTCAAAGATGCGTCTGTGGATGTGGTGATTTTGAGGCTGATGGCATGAACGATCCAGTAATCATCGGAAACGCAATGCTTTATTTGGGCGACTGCATGGAATACATGGCGACTCTGCCAGATGCATCCTTTGACTTGGCGATTGTTGACCCGCCATACGGGCGCGGGGAGGACGGCGGAACGAACCGCTGCCACGGCGTAAAACAGAAGAATGGCACAGTGCTGCAGTGCATTGACGGTGGCTACGAAAAGAAGGATTGGGACAATGAGCCACCAACACCAGAGTATTTCGCTGAACTGCGCAGGGTGGCGAAGCACCAGATTATTTGGGGCGCGAACTACATGCCGGTGAAGCTGCAAGGCGGCGCGATTGTGTGGGACAAGGTGAATGACGGAGCCGACCAGAGCGGAGCTGAAATCGCCTACTGCAGCCTGAACGAGCGCGTGGACGTAATGCGCTATATGTGGCGCGGGATGATGCAGGGCGACGGAGTTGGCAGCATGCGCCAGCAAGGAAACAAGGCGATGAACGAGCGCCGAATTCACCCGACACAGAAGCCGGTGAAGCTGTACGAATGGCTGCTGATGAACTATGCAAAGTCAGGCCAGCGCATTCTTAGCACGCACATGGGAAGCGGAAGCGATGCAATAGCGTGCAACAACCTCGGGTTTGAAATTGTCTGTTGCGAGATCGACAAGGATTATTTCGACGAAGCGTGCCAACGCATTAAGCGTGAGTCTGCGCAACAAAGGCTGTTCGCGTGAAATGCCGAGACTGCCCCAAATCCTTCATTGGCCCCACTGACGGAGACAAGCAAATGGCTAAACAAGGCTACAAGTTATGCAATGCAGCGAGGAACGAAATAGAGCGCGCAACTTATGTGCGCTGGGAGACTAAGTGTTTGTGGCCAGAGAGGAACAAAGCAAAATGAAGATCCTTGCAATCGATCCCGGCAACAAGCAAAGCGGATGGTGCCTATTCGATGGCGAGCGCGTCCATGATTCCGGCGTGTTGGATAACGACGAAATGCTGGGGAGGGTGATGCTTCACAGGGACAAGACTCTAGCCATCGAGATGATCGCCAGCTACGGAATGGCAGTTGGTTGTGAAGTGTTCGAGACGTGCGTATGGGTCGGGAGATTCTTGCAGGCTCATGGCCGTGACGTTCGGCTGGTGTACCGCAAGGACGTGAAGATGCACCTGTGCCATAGCATGCGTGCAAAAGACGGGAACATCCGCCAAGCCATCATCGACCTGTTCCCGGCGACAGGCGGGGGCAAGGTGCCGCAGATCGGAACAAAAGCCAAGCCTGGGCCTTTATATGGAGTATCAAGTCACGCTTGGCCAGCGCTTGGGGTGGCGATTACAATAAGCAAGGAAAAATAATGGCAAAGCACAAATGCGTAAAGGGGCATATCCATGACACAGAAGAAAAAGCCGAAAACTGCTACATCTGCAAGCGCAGAACGCGAAGGGTTAACGGTAAGCGCAGCAAAGAAAATAAACAAAAGGCCATGGACACCGTCGGAAGACAAGAAGCTTAAAGATATGTATCAAACGCATACCTGCCTTATGATCGCGCAGCGCCTCAGTAGGCCTACAGGAAGCGTATGCGCCAGAGCTGATAAACTTGGATTGGTTAAACAAGAACCAAAAGCACCAAACCGGATAGGAACCATCATCAGAAAACCAGGAGTATTGATCCATATTGGGAAATATGGAGGATAAATGAAATAAAGCCTTGAAATCAAAATAACCTCTCAGTATAAAGGCAACATAAGAACGGATTGCGTATTTGCAGCCCGCTTCGCTCATTCTTTGAAGCCGAGAGGTGAAAATGCTACTAGATGGAAATGGCCCCGTACAGGCCAAAAGCATCCATCCAAAGAATGGGGTAACTCATAACGCCCGCTTGGAGAAATCCGGCGGGCGTTTTGCTGGGCGCTGAAAATGGCTGACAAAATCTATCTGCTTAAGAACAAAAAGACTGGTGAGGAAGAGCTTATCTCCGCGCCAAATTCCTATCGGGCCATTTCCTTCGCTCTCCAAAATACCTACGAGGATGCCAAGATAGCGCCTCAGGCCGATCTTGTGCGCCTAGTTTCTGGTGGGGTGAAGGTCCAGGAAGCGCCAGAGGATGGGAAGTAATGGACAACCTTACAGCCAAACAGCAGAAGTTTGTAAATGAGTATCTTATTGACTTGAATGCGACTCAGGCGGCTATTCGCGCTGGATATAGCAAAAAGACGGCTGGTTCAATCGGTGAAGAAAACCTGAAAAAACCTGAAATACAAGCAGTTATCGAAAAACGCATGAAAGAGCGCGAGAAGCGCACTGAAATTACTCAAGATAAAGTTATCGCTGAGCTGGCGAAAATAGCATTCGCTGACCAGCGCAATGTAATGACGTGGGGATCATCAGGGGTAAAGTTAAAAGATTCTGACAGTTTGAGCGATGATGATGCGGCGATAGTTTCTGAGGTGTCTGAAACTATTACTGCCACAGGTGGAACCTTGAAGCTCAAAACTCATGACAAAGTTAAGGCATTAGAATTGCTGGGTCGTCATCTTGGAATTTTTACAGAAAATCTAAATGTTAATCATTCTGGAAGCATTGAAAATCTTGACCTTAGTCAATTATCTGATGCCGATCTAAAAACATACGCAGACTTGCAGCGAAAGCTGGAGGGCAACAAGTGAACGCTCCAATGCGCATGCCGATGCTGTTTGACCTCGAAGCCGAGCAGGCTCGTCGCGACTTTCATTTTTTCTTTCAGCGCTTTGCCTGGCCAGTTCTTCAACCAGCTACCCAATTCAAAGACAACTGGCACATCCACGCCATCGCAGAGCACCTGACCGCCGTGAAGCTCGGTCAGATCCGCAAACTGCTCGTTAACATGCCTTTCCGCATGCTGAAGTCGTCCCTGATCAGCCACGCTTTCCCGGCTTGGGACTGGATCGATAATCCGTCCCGTCAATTCCTGACCGCTTCCTATTCCAAGGACATCGCCACGCGAGACGCGGTTGACAGCCGACGCATTATCGAGTCCACCGAATACCAGAAAGCATTCGGCCACAAGTTCAAGATGACCGGTGACCAGAACGTGAAAAGCCGCTACGAGAACGACAAACGCGGAATGCGCACGGTAACATCGACGGACGGCGCTGGCACTGGCTTCGGCGGCGACATACGCATCGTTGACGATCCCGTCTCGGCGCGCGAGGCAGACAGTCCTGCCGCACTGGCGGCATCTGTCGAGTGGTGGAAGGGGACGATGGCCACGCGGGCGAACGACCCGACCACTGGCGCCGCGATAGTGGTGCACCAGCGCATGAATTCCAACGACCTGACCGGCTACCTGCTGGCGGAGGAGGCGGGCTGGGAGCACTTGGTTCTTCCCTTCCGCTATGACCCGAAGTTCGTGCAGAAGCAGACGTCTCTCGGATTCGTCGACCCGCGCAAGACCGAAGGCGAGCTTATCCATCCCGAGCGCGTGGGCGAGGCAGCGGCGCAGGATCTGGAGAAGACGCTGGGCGCATACCACAAGAACGCGCAGCTACAGCAGAATCCAAATCCGCGAAGTGGCATCATCTTCAAGCGCGACGACTGGAAATTCTGGAAGGAGCTGCCGCAGCTCGATGAAATCGTGGTCAGCGTGGACTGCACATTCAAGAACCTTCAGACATCCGACCACGTCGCGATACAGGCGTGGGGCAATAAGGGCGCGAACGACTACCTGCTTCCAGGACGCATCAAGGAGCGCATGGGATTTGGCGCAACTGTCACGGCCCTGCGCAACTTCGTCGCCGCCGTGACTGCCAAGTACCCTAACGTCGGCGTGACGGCGGTGCTGGTCGAGGACAAGGCCAACGGTAGCGCCGTGATCGAGACGTTGACGGACGAGATAAGCGGGGTGCTGCCGATCAACCCAGAGGGTGGCAAGGCCGCGCGTGCGTTCGCCATGCAGCCATCCAGCGAGGCTGGCAATGTGTGGCTCCCTGACTCAAGCGTGGAGCCTAACATCGAAGACTTCGTAAGCACCTGCTCCAAGTTCACGGGAGCCGAGGGCGGGGACGACGACGAGGTCGACTCCATGACGCAGTATTGCAACTGGCGCAGGATGCGCAGCAAGACGATGGGTTTGGTCGAGTACATGAAGCAGCAGCAAGAAGAGCGTGAAAGGCAGGCTGCGTGATGGCCTCCCGCGAGACAATGGGAACTAACATAGAACCTGGACTGATCCAGCGAGTCGCCCAAGGCATCCGCTACGCCATCACTGGCGTCGGCCCCGATAACTTCTTCGGTCCGCAGCAGCCGCTCGCCCCTGTCGCGCAGGATCGCTCTGAGGGACGCGCGTTCGACTATCCGGTCGGCGTCAACCTGCGCATCTCGCCACGCAACACAGAACTCACGCCGTTCGCCGCGATGCGCGGTCTTGCCGACGGCTACGACCTGATGCGCCTAGTCATCGAGACGCGCAAGGACCAAGTCAAGGCGTTCGACTGGGAGGTCGTCCCTGCTGACAAGAAGGACACCGACGAGCAGTATGCCGCGCAGATCAAGTATGTGTCCGACTTCCTGCAAGCGCCAGATCGCGAACACTCCTGGGACGACTGGCTCTCGATGCTGGTCGAAGATTTGTTGGTCATCGACGCCGTGGCGGTTTACCCGCGCATGAACAGGGGCGGGAAAGTCATGGCATTAGAGCTAATCGATGGCGCGACCATCACCCGCAAGATCACAGCCGAGGGCCGCACGCCGATGCCTCCCGACGTCGCCTACCAGCAGATCCTGCACGGCATCATGGCGAACGACCTGACGGCTGACGATCTCGTCTACATGATGCGCAACCCGCGCACGAACCGTCTCTACGGCTTCAGCCCTGTGGAGCAGGTCATCACCACCGTGAACATCGCTCTGCGCCGCCAGATGAGCCAGCTTGAGTTCTACACGGCAGGCAACGTGCCTGAGGCCATCGCTCAGGTGCCGGAGAACTGGACGCCGAAGCAGATCACCGAGTTCCAAATTCTCTGGGACAGCATGAACGAAGGCAACACCGCCGCGCGCCGCAAGATGCGCTTCGTGCCGAACCTGAAGGACATCACGTTCCCGAAG